TATCAAAGCCATACAAACATGCAATAGATAAAACAGCTAAACAGCAATATATAATAGCATGAGATTCAAGCAATTGGCATTGCCCCTGCTCTGCTAGCACTTCCCTTGCCATTCAATGTAAAAAGTCTTGTTTAGCTTCTAAACGCTAACTTGGACCTTGTTTTGCTTTCTCATGCTTTCATCATTGGGCAGCCAAGGCTAGAAAGCCCGATGCCATGCCCGAAAGGGAATGCCCTTTGCTGGGCCGCCAAGGGGCCGCCCTTGCATTTTGATTGCCGGGCAATATGACAGGAGCGGATGCCCTCCCTCGATGCGCCAAATCGCCTCGCCCTGTTTGCATGAGAACCCCGCCCACCCCACTTTTTGTTTTGAAGAAATCGCGCGGGGGACCCACTTCCCCAAATTTTTTGGTTTGAAAAAGTTTAAAAAGTCTGGATGGCAAATTAACTAGGAAAGTTGAACTAAGAAAAATCATACAAACATGAGGGGTTGACAAGGGCAAAGGGATGGATTACATTGGCGTAATGGTGAAAGAAGCAAAAGATGAAACGGGCGGGCGAGCGGTTGCGCTCGCTTCTGTGGGTGTTGTGTCGTGTTCGCCAGACTTGCGAGAGCATGTGCTCAAACACTATCCACTCAATAAGCTTCGGCCAATCAAGATTCGCCCTGTTGGTAAAGGAAAGGCTGTTTAGTGACTGAACAGGACTTTACCCCAATTGACATCAGCGGGATGTTAGAAGCAGCCCCCGTAGGGGACAAGCCCAATTGCAATGCAAGCGATGTTGAAAAAGCCGTAGGCGACCAAGCCAATACAAACGAGCCTGTTGATGTGGCCGACCGAGCAATGCAACCAACATTGGCAGTTGAAAGCAGCAGCCCAAAGGGCGACTCTGGTGAGGTGGCTGAAAAAAGCAGCGAGGGCGAATCTACTAACAGGACTGGCGAAGCAGAGCGCAGCGAGGCTGAGTCAAGCTATATTCCTTTCTATTCGGCTAAACCATACGGAACAAAGGTAGAAATTAAACGTGAGCAACCGCATCATAGGTTGTTTTGCATTTTGTTTGCACAAGGATACACGCCTACTGAGATAGCCGAGCAAACAGGGTTTGAGACTTGGACTATTAATAATGTCAAAAAACAGGAATGGGCACAAAAGCTCATTGCCGAATTGCAGCAAACCCAAGGCGAACGAGCCATCAAATCCATCCTTTGCGGTGCAGCGGCAGAGGTTGCCCGCAAAATGTGTGACACTGCCCTTGGTAAAACCGAGGCGGCCCCGGCTGTTCAACTAAACGCCCAAAAGGAAGTGCTTAATCGCCTATTCGGTGTGGCCCCCCAACACATCAAGCACGAGCAAGTCAATCCCGAAGACCTCTCCACCGAAGAGCTTCGTAAGTTGATTAAGCAAAACTAATGGCTTCCATCTCCAAAGCACAAGCGGCGGCCGAGCTTCTTCGTCGGGAGGCCATGCAGTCCTCCCTTGTGGAGTGGGCGACCTTCCTCATGTCCGAGAAAGGAATGAAGCCAGCCAAACACCATTTGTTCTTGTTGGAAAAGCTGCAAGCCATTACAGACGGAATCCTGACTCACTCTAGGACAAATCTCCCCTGTAAAAGTTTGATGATTTTAATGCCACCGGGTGCTGCCAAGTCCACATATACAAGTATTGCCTATCCGCTTTGGTTCATGCAACGGTGGCCCTTTTTACACAAAACCTCCCAATGCCGCATCCTCGCCTGCTCCTATGCGACCGAGCTTATCGAGTCTTTTAGCCGTGAATGCCGCAATGGAGTTGAATCCTACTCTCGGTTCTTGGGTTATCAACTTTCTACAGATAGCCGGGCAGTCCAAACTTGGTCCTGTTCCAACGGAGCTGCTTACCGATGTGGGGGTGTCGGTTCAGGCATCGCAGGCTTTCGAGCAGACGCCGGTGTTATCGACGACTACCTCGGCTCACAGGAAGATGCCGACAGCAAAACTATCCGCGATAAGCAATGGAGCTGGTATTGGTCGGACTTCGTTCCCCGCTTGAAACCCGGCTCTATTCGTATTATTATTGCCAACCGCCGCCATGAGGATGATCTTGTTGGTCGGCTCCTTGAGAAACAGGCGGATGAGTGGGAAGTAATCAGCATCCCTTTCTTTGCAGAACAAGACGATTCTCTTGGTCGAACCGAAGGCGCTCCGCTTTGGCCAGAGTGGTTTAACGAAGAAAAAATTAAAGAAATCAAGTTCATTGCCGAAACCCAGCCACGTATTTTTGCTGGTTTGTATCAACAGCGCCCATCGCCTGAGCAAGGTAACTTCTTCCAAGCTGATTGGCTTCAAACCTACACCCGCGAAGAATACGACAAGCTTTGTCAAAAAGAACTTCTAGTGTATGGTGCAGGCGACTGGGCCGTTTCTGAAGAAAAAGACGCTGACCGTTCTTGCTTTGGCGGTGTAGCAATGGACACCGACGGAATGCTCTATGTGCTGCCTGACCTTTTTTGGAAACAAGCAGGCCCGAAGGAGTTGATAAACGCCTTTACCGACTTCCTTGCTCGACGTAAGCCGATGGAGTTTTGGTCCGAAAAAGGTCACATCAGTAAGGCTTGGGGACCATTCCTTCGCGAAATGATGCTAGAACGAAATGTGTTCAGTCACATCACTGAAGTAACTCCATCTAAAAACAAAGAGGTCCGAGCACAATCCATCAGAGGCAGGATGAGCATGGGCCGAGTCAAATTCCCCTCCTTCGCAAGTTGGTGGCCCCAAGCCCGCCACGAAATGCTAATGTTTCCCGGCGGCAAACACGACGACTTTGTCGACTTCCTCGCTCACGCTGGTATGGGCATCAACTCCATTATCAAAGCCCGGCCCGCAGTGCGGCAGACCAATGAATCCATTATCGACGCTCCTCCAATCACTTTGCGTTGGATGAAAGAGTCAGATAAACAGGAGCGTCGGGCCAAGCAACCTTTGTATAACGGACGATAATGTTATCCGCTAACCTACAAGATTATCCCACCGCTCCGGAATCAGTGGAAGAACAGGTTGACACTGTTCAGTTGCAAAACCGCGCTCTTGTTACTAAATGGCTTTCCAAAATCGAGCGGGCAAAGAAAAAGTGGGAACCTGACTTCAAGCGGATGCGCGACAACATGGAGTTTGCCTCCGGCATTCAGTGGCCGGACCAGACAACCATCGAAACCGACAACTACACCAACAACATCACTCTCCGGGCGGTTTCGCAAAAGGTTGCCACCCTGTATGCAAAAAACCCAAAAGCCGTTGCCCAACGCCGCAAACGCCTAGACTACCAAGTCTGGGACGGTGAAATGGAATCTTTGCTTGAGTCCATCAACACAGCCCAAGAAGCTGTGATGTCCGGCCAGCCAGTTCCTGTTGAAATTAGTGCACTGTTCAACGACTTCCAAGCGGGCAAGGCCCATGAAAAGTTGGTTGATAAGATTTGCAAGACGTTGGAAATTACCTACCAGTATCAAGTTGACACCCAACAGCCCGACTTCAAAGAACAACTCAAACAAGCTGTTCGTCGCGTTGTGATTTGTGGCGTTGCATATGGTCGACCAATCTATTGTCAACCCAACAACGCTTATCCAAAGCCTGTTAGTTCTGGACCCGACAATAAAATTGCCGACCTGGCTGGTCGCTTGGGCGAAATTACACGGCAAATCCAAGAAGAAGGAGTTGACGGTTCCTCCAACGATGACCGTATTGCTTCAATTCGTTCCCTTGCAGCTAGCATGGGCGCAAGCACTCAAGACGAAAATCTTACTTCTGAGTTAAACGAGCGTATCGAATTCGACTTCCTCCCAGCAACCAGCGTTATCCCGGACCCCAACTGCCGCGCTTTGAAAGGCTTTGTGGCCGCCCAATGGGTTGCAATCGAGTTCGTAATGGACCGCGAAGACGCTAATGCCATTTTTGGTGTCAACATTAAACAAGACGCAAAAGATCAACCCACTCCATCCGACAAACTTGAAAGCGGAGAAGAGTTGAATTGTGATAAGGTTTACATTTATGAAATTCTCAACAAAATGGACCGATCGCATTTCTACATTTGTAGTGGATATAAAGATTTTCTTATTGAACCTGAGCCAATTTCTCCAAGTGTCGATGGCTTTTGGCCTGTTGTGGCTTTAACATTTAATGACATTGAGGTTGAACACAACACCAAAACCAGCATCTTTCCTCCAAGCGATGTGCAGTTGATGAAGTCCATTCAAAAGGAGTGGAACCGCACAAGAGACGCTCTGCGGCATCACAGAATTGCAAATCAGCCTCGGTATCTTGTTCGGAAAGGTTTGCTCACTAACGAAGACAAGCAAAAAATTCTTAGTGCAGAGCCAAACGAAATTCTTGAGCTGGAAGGTATTCCACCCGAAGCCCAGCCCTCTCAACTAATCCAATTCATGCAGAACGTTCCAATTGACGAACGTCTGTATGACACTGCTCCTCTTGAACAGGACATGATGATGGGAGCCGGTTTGCAGCAAGCCAATCTCGGTGCAGCCCAACCCAATGTAACCGCAACCGTTGGTTCCATTGCCGAGCAAAGCCGCCTTAATGTTAGCGCCAGTAATGTTGATGACCTTGATGGTTTTCTTTCTCAACTAGCGCGCATGGCTGGTGAAATGATCATGCAAGCTTTCTCTCCTGAGACTGTTCTTCGTATTGCCGGTCCCGGCGCTGCTTGGCCCGTTACGCCGGATATGAAGGCCGACTTGCTCAATGAAATCTTGTTGCAAATCGAAGCAGCCTCCAGTGGTCGGCCCAACAAAGCAATGGACCTCCAAAATTGGACCCAGCTCGCGCCGGTTCTACAAGCCGCTGGCGTTAACCCCGCTTTTATTGCAGAGGAATCAGTTAAGCGCCTTGATGACAACCTCGATGTCTCTCGCCTGTTTCCTCTTACTCCCGATCCCTCTTTAATGTCGCCCTCTGGTCCTTCACCTGTTGCGCAACCTGGACCAGCCGGAACTGGGCCAGCCCCAAACCCCGCCGCGCCTTCATTAGCAGGTGCTCCAAGGGCGACATCTTAATTTATGTCAACCGACATTACAGACGTTAATACCGAGACTGACTCGTCAACTGTCTCCGCAACGGCCAGCGTGGGTGCCGAACAAACGGACGCTAATACAAACGCAACGGATTCGTCCACCAATGCAACTGCCACCCAAAAGACGGAAACTACCATTGAAAGCGTAATTCAAAAAGCTTTTGAGGATTCCTCCGCGTCAGAGGAAGGGGAAAAAGAGCAGACCGCAGAAACAGCACAACCAACAGATAAAGAAGAACAATCTGTTGACCAACCCGCTAACGAAGAAGAGAAAGGTCCCATACCTTACGAACGCTTCAAAGAGGTTAATGAAGCAAAAGTCCAATACGAGAAACAGATAAACGAATTCAAACCGTTGGCTGAGAGCCAAAAGTCGATTATTAGTTTTTGCCAAAACCATAACATTAGTCCAGACGATTTCCAATACTGGCTTGATGTGGCGGCAACAATTAAAAGCGACCCAAACAAAGCTCTCGAACTTCTTCAGCCTCAGCTAGATCAACTCCAAGCCTTTCGCGGTGACAAGCTCCCCGATGATTTGCAAAAAGATGTTGATGATGGCGTGTTGACGTTGGCTCATGCAAAGCGTATTGCAGCGGCTGAACGTCAAAAAGAATGGACTGAGAAAAAAGCCTTGCAAACGGCTGAACAACGTAAGCAAGAACTCTCACAAAAATACCAAACTGAAATGACCAATTCTCTTGTGAGTTGGGCAGAATCAAAAGGTAGCAAAGTGCCTGAGTTCAAGCCCAAGACCAGCCCAAATGCTAAAGACGGTTTATATGAATTCTTTATCAACAAACTTACAGTGGACCTGTCCCGTGCAGAAATCAAGGACGAAAAATCCTTGATTGCTTTTGCTGAAAAAACATTTGAAAGCGTTCTTGAGTCATTTGGTGGCTTTATTGCTCGTCCTAAAGCGGCTGGAAATAAGGTTCTTCGCACTTCACAAACAAACGGCTCCCAACAGGGAGAACCAAAAACTCTCGACGATGCCATTAAGCGTGCAGCACAACAGCACGGCTTAGTGGTTTAACTATTAACACTATGGCAACGATTGGATCACTCGCAGTAGCAGCAGACATCGCGAGCGCGGCTCTTGACTTTCATGTCCGGGGACCGGCTCTTATGCAAACCATTCAAGACCGTCCGCTCTTGAAGTTTCTTAACGCAGGTAAGGAAACCTTTCCCGGCGGTAAACAATACGTAACTCTCCCTGTTCAGGGGGCAGTTATGTCTGACACGGCAGGCTTCTTTGCGGGTTATACCCAAGATGATGCTCTGACCTTTACCCAGAGCGCGAACATTCTTCGTCCACAGTATGCGTGGAAAGAAGTTCATTGCGGGTTTGTTATCACACAAACCGAACTCAAGCAGGACGGCATCAATGTCACTGACGGCGAACAGGCCGTTAAAGACAACAGTGGCGTTCAACTTACCCGTTTGACTGCTATTCTTAAAAACCGCATTGCTGATTTTTCTGACAGCTACGCTCGTTCTATGAACGAAATGCTGTGGAAAGATGGCACGCAGGATAGCAAACAAATTCCGGGTATCCAAGCTCTGCTTGGCGACTCTAACACCTCTGGCACCGTTGGTGGCCTTGCTCAGGCGACCTACACGTGGTGGCGTCAGCGCGTTAATCTCAACCTTGTTCCTAGCGCGGAAAACCAAGACATTAGTAAGTTCTTCCGCAACGAAGTCAAGCAGCTTCAACGCTATGGTGGTAAGCCTAACAAAGCGCTTTGCGGCTCTGCTTTCTGGGACGCCCTCATGACGGAAGTTGAAAAGAAGGGTATCTATACTCAACAGGGTTTTGCCAATAAGACCAACGACATCGGCTTGTCCACAATCTCTGTTGCAGGTATTGGCACGTTTGAGTACGACCCCACTCTTGACACTATTGGCCGTGACAAGTACTGCTATGTGTTTGACTCCCGTCGTGTTAAACTCCGCCCGATGGAAGGGGAAGAGAATAAAACTCTCAAGCCTGCTCGTCCATACAACTATATGGTAATGCTCAAGAGTATGACCTATACGGGTGCGCTCGTGACGGACCAACTCAATGCCAATGGCGTTTACGCAATTGACTAATAACAAAGGATAAACTACAATGAAAAAATTCCTGTTCTCAATGGGTCTTAGCCTTGTTGCGTTTGGAGCAACAGCGCAAGACTTTGTTTCTCAAAACTTCCTCAACGTTCGAGCATTGAACGTTGGAACCAATACGCCCTCGGGTTTGTGGGCTATTACAAACTTGGCTAATCTTACCACCAATCAGGGTTTGATCTATAATCCCACTAACATTGCTTACACCAATCTTAGTGGCGCTTATATTCATCCAGGTTTGAGTGCTGTAACTAGCGCAATTGGAACAACGAATCAGTATACCACTCCTGCTCTTTTCAAAGACGTTGTGCTGTATCCTGATCGTAATGGTTTGCCTGTTTACACCTACGTTCCAACAGATGTAGCCAACGCTCAACTTACAAATTCAACCATTATTTCTGGTGCGAATTTGTTTGTTGAATATGTAAACCCTTGGACCACCAACGGAGCTATTGGTTTGCAATTCCGTCCTATCTGGGATGGTGTTACGCCTAATAACTACACCGCTGATGACTGGTGGGTTGTTATTCCGACCTCGGCTGGTGTTAACCGGCCAAAAGGCCACCTCTCAACCAACGCTCCTTTGTGGCGTTGGCCGGGTGCGGCAGCCCTTCGATTGGTTGCAATTACGAACAACGTAACCACCATCACTGCAACCGCTAACACTGTAACCAACAGCACCTTCCTTACAAAAGTGCTCTTGAATGGCTTCCGGCCTTAAGTCCTGTTTAGTCGCTAAACAGCCTTAGAAAGTGTGCCGCTGGGCCCGACGGACTCAAAAATATCGGGCCTTTTAAAAAACCACAAAATATGAAACTTGCAAACGTTAGATTGAAAATGGACAAAGTCGGCTCCAATGTGGAGATCAAACACGTATCTCCGGCAGAAGCGATTTTGTTAGTGTCTGACCATCACGCCAACGCTGGTGGAAATCCTCTCGAACATATTAACGTTCTTCCCGACGACGCAGAAGACGAACAAATTGACATTTTAACCGCTGATGTTAAACGATTGGAGAGCCAAATTTCTGATCTTGAAACCAGCGACGCTGCCTTTGACGTTAAAGAGCGTAGGCAAACCTATTTGCAAAACCGTCTCGACTCGGTTAAAGAGCGCCTCGCTCGTTTGCAGGCTTTAAAAGCCCGTCGTAAATTTACTCCAACACAAGAAGTCAACCGTCTCAAAGCCAAATACGGAGCAGCACGAGTATCCAAAGCCTTTCCCGGAGCGATACCTCAACTTCCCTCCGACTTTCCCGAGGCGATTGAGGCCGGTTTGCAAATTAAGACCACAAGTGGCCGACTTTTCACTGTCGGCGATAACGAAAGCTAACCATGTCACGCGGAGTTACCTTATCGGTTTTACGAGCAAAGCTTAAAGCTGAGTTGCGTGATGCGCAAGAAACCAATACAGTTCTTGACGCAGAATACAATTACGCTTTAGCAAACAAGCAGCAAGACCTTGCCAACGCTTACGATTGGCCGTTTTTGCAAGACCGATGGGACCTCGCGGTGGCAACAAGGTATGTGGCTTTACCCACCACAAACATTAGAAGCATCGCTTCGACTATTAACTTCGAGCGACCAGTGTTGGCTGAGGTTTTGTATGGCACTTACTATCGCAAACTTGAATACGGGATTGACTCTACTCAATACAATGCGATACATGAAGGTGTAACACAAGACCCAATTCAACGCTGGTCGCTTGATACTAATGTTGGCGACTCTAGTAACGCAAACGAAATTGAAGTTTGGCCGGCTCCTGCTACTTCACAAACCGTTCGCTTTACCGCTCAACGCGCTGTTAGAACGTTAAGTTCCGACTCCGACCTTGCTGATCTTGACGATTTGCTGTTGGTTTACATGGTTGCATATGAATACCTTTTTCAACGTCAACAAGCCAACGCCGAGGCAATGTTGCAAAAGGCTAACCAACACCTTGTAAAACTTCGTGCTTCTTATTCTGTCAACGACGACCGTCTCGTTTTGGGTCGTTCTGATACTTTTGACCGCAAAAATGTAAAACTCATTGCAGTTCGCTAACTATGAATATCTCTCTTGCCGCTACGGATTTGACCAAATGGGTCGCTTGGGGTCCGTGTAATGTCCAAAAAATCTACGGTCGAAACGACAGTGGAGCCGACCTTTATTTGCAACTGCATCAAAGCCCGGTTGTTCTTGCCGGTGCCACGCCAATTCCAAATGGCGTTTTGACCGTTCCCAACGGCCAATGGTTTGATTGGTTTTTTCAACCTGGTCTTGCATTGGCAGAACTAACCATTGGTGTTTCTACCACAGCGTTGACCTATACCGCTCCCGGAGCAGGTCTTGGCGTAACAGCAACTTGTGCTTTTTCGTCTGATTTTGCTGTTGTTAACTTTTCTGGCCTTGCTGTTAGTGGCGATTTGACAACGGGCGTTGCTTCGCGACAGGTTTGGGCTGACTCAGCCGGTCCTAAGAAACTGTATCGTCTTGATGTTACTAATGGTGGAGCTTCTACCTCCTATCCGTATATTTCGGCCCGTGACACCCCAAGTGCTAAAAACTCCGCACAAGAGCGGCTAGAGGGAATAGCTGCTGGTGTAACTAAAAGTTACTTTTTTGGTTTAGACGGTTTGGTTCTTGTTGAGCAATACCAAAGCGGAACCTCCACTGTTACTGCCGATGGTTGCACTGTTGTTTTTTCTGCTTCTGCGGATATTGCAACTACCACTCTCGACGCAACCACAAACAAAAACGTTCGTGCTGTTTATGCTTAAATTTTTTCTTTTGCTTTTGCTGTCTGTTGTTTCCGGCTTTGCTGCTGTTGGACCCGGTTTGACAAAAACCATTTATGTCAACTCTGGCCAATATCTTACCAATCCGGGTATAACCAACGTTGCAACTGGAAGTAAAGTTGTCTTTGGTCCCGGCTCGTTTGCCATCACAAACTTCTTCTTCAAGCACGGCGTGACGTATGAAGGCCAGGGCATGGGCGTGACGATTATCTACGGCGCCTCAAACGTGGACCCCGTGTGTTTGCCGGGAAGCGCCACGGTGCGCAACCTTTCGATTTACGCGACCAACCAAAGCGACTTCAATTATCCGCTGGGGCGCAGCGCGGACCCGCAGCCGTTGTTCACCAACGCGCTGTTTGAAGGCGTGGAACTACTGGGCAGCTCGGACTGCGTGTATGCGTTGTTCGACCAGACCAATTACGTTTCGAGCATCGAGTTCCGCAACTGCAAGTTCCGGTCCAGTTGGGATTCGATTGTGTGGCAGGGCAGCCCGACGGCGCAGGCGTCGTTCATCAATTGCGATTTCGATTTAGACATCACCCGCTGGCCCAACACCACGGCCAACGCCATTTCCAGGCAGTTGCGGTTCATCGTGCTGGGGGCGCCGTATTATGGGGCGAACCTGCTGTTCCGGAATTGCGCGGTGGAGCTGAAGAATTCGCTGAATCCACAGCTCATTTCGGAGGGTGACATTCCCGGTATCGCGTGCCCTCCCATCTTCCTGAAGATGCAGAATGTATCGTTCCTGACCGGGGCGACGAACTCGGCGTCCGGGGTCAACGTGCCTTATGTGTCGCTGATGGAGTGGACGAATTTCTATGCGACGTTCGATAACGTGGGGGCGCCGGCCACGCGCGTGACGGCGGCCATCAACACCAACGGCATCGGGCCGGAGATCGTCCACATGGTGGCCTCAGGTGCGCGCACCAACTGGCTGCCGAGAATCAGCGCCAACGGCCAGACCAATGTGGTGGGCTTGGAAATCACGGTGAAGGACGCGGCTGGGACGGCCGGCACGGGCAACATTTCGGTGCGGCCGCTGGGCGGAGCCACGGTCAACGGGGCGGCGGTTTACACCATCAACGCCAATTATGCCGGGGCGAAGTTCCGCACGTTGGGCACCAACTGGATCACAATAACGCCATGAGAACCCTGCTGCTGACCATTTTGGTGGCATCAACGATTTGGTGCCGGGCGGAGGTGGCGCCGAACCAGACGGTGGCGCTGGCGTTTGATTATCCGCAACCGGGCACGGTGACGTTCTACATCCGCGCAACGAACGGGCCGACGGTAAACGTCATCGGCGTGACAACCAATGTCACGTTCACGTGGACCAATGTGACGCCGCTGCCGTGGCGCCTTGGGGTAACGGCTTCCAATCTTTGGGGGGAATCCCGGTCGTCGGCGCCGCTGATTTTACCGGCGGTGCCACAAGAGCCGACGAACCTGCGCCCCGTGACCACGACGTTTAAGGTGACGCCTCCGGTGGTGTTTGAGCGCACGACGGATTTGGCCAACTGGAACGAGCGATTTCGCCTGTTCAAGCCGGACAGCAACGGCGTGCAGATTGTGATGCAGACGGTGACGCCGGACATGCCCTTTGCGTTTTACCGGCTACGCCCCAACCCGGTGATTGGGCAGCCGCCTAAGCCATGAACAACCTGTTGCAAGACCTAGCCAGCGAACGGGAGCTGTGGTGGAAGTTTCTTCTTGCTTTTGTTTTTGTTCTTACCACTATGGGTTTTTTGGCTCGTAGTCTGTTGGGAAAAACCATTCCCACAGCCACCTGCTCTCGTTGTCATGGAGAGTATGACGAGAATTGGGTTGTCAATGTAAAGACTTCCCATAACCCAAACCAACAAGGAAAAATTCTTTGCCGCGCTTGTTGTCAAGCCTGTAATGTTTTTGTTAGTTAAAAACCCACAAAAGCCAACTAAATGAATGACTCAACTCAAAGCAACAGCCAAGCAATTGATTTTACGCTGGTTTCAAAACCTATGGAACGCTGCGGTGCAGGGGGGCGCAAACGCCACACTAGCGGCAATGGGACTGGCGGGAGCGAGCAGCTTGGGAGTGTCAGTCCAGCCACTGGACTACAAACAAACCGGCGCGATCTTTGTAGCAGGAGCGGTAGTCGAAATTCTCCGTTTTCTGCGGAACAAACCTTCTCCCGATTTAGAGGGTTCGGTGAAGGAGCTTACGTATACCTCAAACGAAACAGAAAAACAATAATGAAACGTATTATTCAAATCCTTGGAACAGTTGGATTCGCTATTGCAATGTTGTGTGCAAGGAAAGCACCGGCGGCTGATTTGCTTGGTAAATTGACCGTTGCTCCGTTTGTTGCTTTGAAGGGCGCTGAAATTACTGGTGAACATTCTCTGGGCGCTGGGCTTGATGTTGGTCTCGGCGTTAATGAGTTTGTTTCTATTCACATTGCTAACTCAACGTTGGAACTTAATAGCTGGCGCTCTAGCGTGGTGGATGAGACTGAGGTTTATGGTCGCGCTGATTTTACGCCTTTTAAGACCACTCCATTTGTGGTCTACGGCAAAGGCGGTGTTACTCGTAATTGGGACAACGAAGCGTGGGCTTTGGGCGTCGGTGTTGGTGCGCAGTATAACTTCACAAAGAATGTGAGTGTAGGCTCTGACTACACCGTGAATGCTTGGTTTAACGGTCCAGAAAACAAAAGCTCGTTGGCCCGTGCATTTGTGCAGTTGAGCTTTTAATTTTATGGTGCTCCGCCTTATTGGACAACTTGCTCCGGGTGCCACAACGGATACAGCTTTTAGTGGGTTTAACGGCTCACAGGTTGACCACGTTGAGGTAAAGAGCTTAATTGTTTGCAATCGAGGCGGAGCATCTACTACCTTTCGCGTGCGTCATGCCGTGGCAAATGGTGCAGCTAGTAATGAGCAGTATTGGTTTTACGATACGCCGATTTTGGCAAATGATACTTTAACTCTTGCCATCGACGCTGGGGTTGCACCAAACGATGGTGTTTGGGTTTACGCTGGTAACGCTAATCTTTCGTTTTCAATTTACGGTTACAAATGAGCTTTTCCAGCCGATATGACCGTGCAAAGAGGCAGATTGTAGAAAATGGCGGAACCCCGCTTGAAATTGCGGGTATTACCGATGGCCAGTTTTTGAAGCGGGTTGGCTTAACCATCACAAGCGCGGCGGGTGGCGGAGGTGGAACAACATACAATTTTGGCGCTGTTGAACTTGACTTTGGTGCAGCGCCCGGTTCAAATGAAGCAAGTGTTGCTGTGACTGGGCAAACCTCAATACTGGGCACCAGCAAAGTTGAAGCTTTTATCATGGCTGATGATACTACAACTGACCATACCGCAGAAGACCATCGTTATGTTCAAAGTCTTGGCTTGTCTTTAACCTGCGGAAGCTTGATTGCTGGAACAGGTTTTACAATTTTTGGTCGTAGTCCACATAAACTCACAGGAAAATTTGCCCTACGTTGGAAATGGGCTGACTAATTATGGCACTTGACGTTAAATTACTAGGTTCGTCTAGCAACAACGGAATTGAAGTTGATGCAAATAATCAGGCTAAAGTAACAACGTCTACGGATGTTACCAAAGCAGGATTTGTTCGCTTTGCGTCAGAAAACGATCCGGGGACTGTAACAGGCACGGCTCGATGCGCTTCGCCAGAGACGTCTAATGACTTTCGGATGCGGGTTGGGTTGGACGTAATGCGGCATAATGATACGTTTAACTACACGTCTCAGGATTCTGGGTGTTATAGTTACGTTTCTTCAACGATGACCTTTGCGCAGACGGGCGGAGCGTTGACTACAAATAACGGTAGTATCACATCAATTAATTCTGCTGCGGCTTACCGAACAAACCAGCTCTTTCCTTTGTTTGGACAGCAAACTCCCCTTTATGCTGAGATTTCTGCTAGTCTTACCGCAGCAATGGCAACCAATACAACCATTGATTTTGGTCTTTTCTCCCATAGCGGTGCTAGTCCATACGTGCCAAACGATGGTGTGTTTTTTCGTTGGACCAGCGCGGGGTTGTTTGGAGTGATTAATTTCAATGGTGTAGACGTTAGCACAACTTCTGTCTTTTCTTTTACCGCGACAACCAATCAAGTTTACCAATTTCTCATTTCGATTAACGAACGAGAAGTAGCTTTTTGGATTGACGATATTCTTTATGCAACTTTAACAGTGGCAGCAAATTACGGTCAGCCATTCATGTCAGCCTCTTTGCCTTGGCAAGTTCGCCATGCAATTGGTGGCACGGTGGCCGGAAGTGTGGTGCAGTTTAAGATTTGGGATATGAGTATCCAAGCCGGGGATATTCATATGAATCTGCCACTAGGTGTGCAGGCTGCGCTGTTGGGTAATACATTACAAGTTCAAAGGGCGGCGACAATAGGCGGACAATTAACCACCTATGCGTCCGGCGCAGAACCGGCAGCAGTTACTTTAACTGCAAACACCGCTCCCGCTACTAACACGCTTGGCGGTTTGTTTATTCTTCCCACCACCATTACACCTGCGGCTTCTGATTATCCACTATTTGCGTGGCTGAACCCATTTGGCACTACCTCAGTGCAAGGAAGAACCTTTATCTGCACGGGCGGCCGCATTGGGGAACTAACAGTAGGCACAGCTGTTACGGGAGGTCCAATAAATCTCAGTTGGGCAATTGGATTTGGCTCGTCAGCCGCTTCCTTGGCTACAACTGAAACAGCCTCCTTTACTGCTCCAACAACTAAGATTGCACGTAAAATACCAATCGGCTCACAAGCAGTGGCCGCTACTGCTGCGGTTGGAACCCTTGTTGCTGGGTTTTCGTTTGATTTTAGCCAAGCTCCTTTACCAATTCATTCCGGCGAATATCTGCACGTTATTCTGCGCATTCCAACTGGAACAGCTACTAGCGCCGGTGCAATTCGTGGAAGCGTTGCTTTGTTTGGGTATTTTGTTTAAAAGCTCAAACCTGCAATTCTGTTTAGCGCCTAAACAAGACTATGTCACGCTACGATATTACAAGTTTCAAATACGGCTTAGACACTCGAAGAGAGATTCTAACTACCGTAAATGGAGCCTTAACCACGGCGACTAATGTCTTTGTTAACCAAGGCGGCGAGCTTGTAAAGCGTTTGCCTTTTTTACGAAGTGTTGATCTTAATTATACTGATTCAACATCCAGCCTACAAGCGGTTTTCTTTGGCTTGGTTGTTGACTCAACACAGTTTGTGGTTTTTGGAAGTTCACTAGAATTTGGCGCAACGGTTACGCAGAGCCAACCAACTCTTAATGCTTCACTTCCAGCGTCGTTGAAAACAGGAATGGTGATTAGTTACACACAGCTAAAACACCCATCATTGTATAATGATACAAGCGAAAACTACAGTGCTAGCCTTCATCGCATGGTTGCGTTGCCTTATGTGTCATTGTTTAATGGTAAATCTCTAGCCTTAGCGGAGTTTTCTGACGGCAATCGCTTTCTTTACTATGATGGTGAGCTTGTTCAACACTCAGCCAATGGCCTTGTGTTGTCTGGTCGCACGGCCAATGCGGACTTGAGTAATGATCTACTTCGTCAAATTGAAGCAGTAAATTGGAACGGTATTGCTAACACTGACGAAAATGGTAATGCACAGAATGGTTCAACTATTGTTAACTCTCCCTTGGCTGATTATTTTGGAACAGTAATTGAGCAAACCACTACAAGTGGTTTGCTGGGTAGTAAATTCATCAGCAAAGACAGTGCAGAAACCAATGGCGTTCGGGCCATTGCAAAGTTTAAAGTAACCGCCGCTGGAACATTTGAACTCCTTGCACCATTAAACGAAGATGGAACCGGAAGCACAAGCTTAATGGGAGGAACCGTAACAGCAGGCACTGTGGCCGCAAGTGTAACAGCTATCATTGCAGGCGTTAATGATTTTACTTCCTATCATGGTTATGCGGCAAATGTAACAACCAACGCTGGCGTGCCTAACACCGATGAAGTAGAAATCACAGCGCCGGAAGGGTTTGATCTCGTTACACCTATTTCTTTGACCGTTAATGCAACAGGCGGTGGAGCAACAGGAGCGGCGACCGGTGCAACTCCATTTACCGCTCGTTTTGTAAGGTCAGGAAATGGTCAGCTTTCTGGACAGCAGCTAACCTATGGAATTGGCGTTCCTTCCTCACAGGCTGACGCTGTTAGCGTAGTCGGCGCAAACATTGGAATTGAAACAACCGGAGGAGCAGGCACAACAACAGTGGCGATTACTCAACTAGGTGGCGCATCGGGTCAACCCATACAAGCCAGAACGTCGCCGGGTAATTTTTCACCAATCGCTTTTTCTGCTCAGTTAAAGCTTAACGGCCAAAACGACGCTAGAGCCTCGTTTTCTATTGTAGTGACCAATGGAACAGAATCTGTTACATTGCAACTAACTGTCTATCTCTACAAAATTCTTTCATTCTAATCATGGCAACTTACGCTTTTAGCGGTGGTTCAGCTCCAGTTAAAGGAGCAGGACAAAAGAATAAAATTCGCTTTGGTGGAACTTGGGCCGCTGGAGACGAATGGACTGTAAGTTTTACAAGCCAACTTAGCGGAGAGTTCACTCTAGGGAAAGGTAACATTGCAGGAAAAAATTATCTTTCTTGTTTGACTTTCAAAGATCGTGTAATTCTAGGATACAGTGGTGGCTTTGCCATTAGCGCGGTGGATGATCCAACAGGTTGGGAAGAACAAAACATCGGCGCTGCGGTTTTTCCTTTTTCTAACACCTATGGTATTAGCGACTCGGTGGCTGGAATAGGGACCACAACAGGCCGATTGTATGCTTTTGGTCAAGCCACTATTCAAAGCTGGAATACTGATGCTGACCCTAGCAAATGGACTTTGCAACAAGTGATTGATAATGCCGGGACACCATTTGGTGGAAGCATTCAATCGGTTGGTGAAATTGATATTTATTATGTCGATCGAACCGGTGCAAGAAGTATTCAGACAAAAGAACTAACCGGCGATGCATTTGTTGGGGATATTGGCACTCCAGTTGATTCTCTTGTGTCGGCGGCGGTTCTTAGTGTCACTGATACTCCAGAGGAAGTTTGTTCGGCAATTATGCCGGGTTCAAAAAACTATTTGGTCTGGATTCCAAGTTCTTTTTACAACTTTGCAAAGTTTCCCATTTCTAAAATTGAAGCTTGGACAACCTACACAGCAGACTATTCCGACCTTGCTGCTGTGATTAATGGCGCAGGAGTTTTTAATGGGTCGGGACAGTCAACATATACTGTAACCGCTGGCGTTGTTTATGCTTGGGTGAGGCCAACTAATTCAACATCAACGACGTTGGTTAATGGGACTGAAACCTTGAATTACGAAACCCATTTCACGGCTCAAGGAACATCGGTGGTTTTGAATGGAACTGTTGGCGCTTCGGTTCTTGATTCTTTGGTGCCAATTCGAACCTTTACGCCTTCTAAAATGGCCGTTGCTGGATCGTCTTTGTATGTTTATGGGACAGATAATTGGGTTTATCGTGTTTTTAGTCGTGAAGAAAACGAATTCACTGAAAATGACTACAGCAAAGCAGTTGTTGTTACGCCATGGTTAGAGATTGCTGGTGGTAAGATGGCACAACTCGAAGCAATTGAGCTTGTTTGTTCTGGTCGCTGGGCTGTGCTTGTGGCAACTAACCCTGCTTCTCCAGTTGACGTTTTGGCTACATCCACGCCGTTCTCTAGTAATGCTGGGGTTTCTTCAACTGTGTCGTATCGAAGGTTTGCAATTAGCGGTAATACGTCAAGAGTTCGTTTGACTTTTATCTCGATTGCGACTACTTCTTATCTTTCCGGTAAGCCTCCACGTCTTTGTTCTGCTGCGGTCATATATAAGCCAAGCAACGAAAAATAACATGAGTTTTACAAGTACTTTAACCCATAATGTTATACAGCCAAATGGTGGATCGGTCACCAAGCTGTATAAAATGAACGAAAAGCGTCGCCAAGGATTGATTAACCTTGGCGAGCAACAAATCAATGCTGCTTTTGAAGGTGGAAGCGCGCCTTTTTATAAGTTGGCTGATTACACTGGCCCACTTAAATCGAGAGGCGGTTTGGGAACTGTAGCCGCAAGGCCCGGACAGCCGGATGTGAGTTTGTCGGCTGGACAAGGGTCTATTGGGCAGGATTTACGTCCGCCGGTTAGTCGCGCTGGAATGTATTTTAAGCAAAACCGACAAGGCGACTTTACAGCAGTTGGAAATCCGACCAGTCGCGGTTTGAAGCGAGGACAGTATTTTACTGCGCCTGAAACAAAAACTTTTGAAGGTTATACCGATAAGTTTTACAATGAAAGAGAAAAGGCTTATACTGATTTTGCAATGCCTCAGGTTGCGCAACAGTATAGGGATGCAAAGGCGGCGACCGTTTATGGGCTGTCTAACCGTGGGCAGTTGGGTTCAAGCCTTGATACTCAAGCAATGAGCCAACTCGAAAGAACAAGTGCCAATGCCCGACAAGCCGTGGTTGACAATGCCATTGACCAAAGCACGAAGCTAAGAATGGACATTGAAAACGCGCGAGCTGCACAGTTGCAAGCGTTGTATCAATCTACTGATCCAAGTAAAGCCGTTGCAAGTGCAATTGCTACGAGTCAAAACTTTAGACGGCCAAGCTCATTTGCGCCTATTATTAATGCCTTTGCGAACATTGCTAACACCTACGCAACCAACCAAGCCATTCAAGGTTACAACAAACAGGCACAGGTTTATAGTAGTCCTGACCAACAAAATCAATCTCAATCCTACGTAGCACCAATTAAATGAGCGCAGCCGGATACATGCAAGCCCTGCAAATTGCAGGAGGAGTGATTGAAAGCATTGCTGCCAGTCGTGCCGCACAAGAAATGCGCGACGAAACAGCAAGAGAGATTCGTCGCCAAGGGAAATATCGTAATCAAGGTTTTTCGGAGCTAGGACAAGTTATTCCAACACAGGGGGTGGAAAGTGCGCGTCAAAGCATTTCTGAAAACGCAGGAAAGAGAACTGAAAAATATGCAAGTGCGAATGAACAAAAATTTGACACGTCTGGGAATGGCCCAACGGACCGAGACAAGGTGGCTATTGGTATGTCTGGTGCTGCTCGTGCTAATCTTGGGGCTTATAGCGATTGGCAGTTGAATCAGATGATTAAGCGGATTAGGTTGCAGGAGAAGCTCAACAAGATTAGTAGTTTTTCTGGCGGTGAAGCCCAGATATTTCCAAGTCGGTTGAGCGATGCCCAACATAGTCAGGATGAGCTTGGGGCGTTTGGTGCATTTCTTGGGTCGGTTGGTGGGGCTGGTTCAAGCTACGCCGCGTATGCTAGACAGAATCCTAGCGTTGCGAGTGATTATAGTAAAGGATACGATTATACTCCCCAGCAGGGTGGTCAAATAAACACAAACGGCAACGATGGTCAAACAATGTGGAGCTAAATATGGCTGATTATTATACACCTTGGGGTGAAGCTAGTCAAGGGTTTGATAGGCTTGGACAAGCAGCGGGCAATGTGCTTTTGCAACTGGCGCAGAATAGAGCTGGTATGGCGAGGGCTGGGTATGAGTATGATTTGGATAGGCAACGGTTGCAACTGGAAAGGGAACAGAACCGTGAAAGGGGTGCGCTGTATAAAGCACAGAGTGCATTGGCTGCGGCTGATGAGGCTTTGACAAGGAAAAAGGCTGATGAGATTCAGGCTAGTCAGGATTTGGCAACTAGCTTTGGCGGGACGATTGAGAATTTGGTTAAAGCTCAACAGGGTGTTACGCCGTGGCATGCGCCTAGCTTGCAGTCTGTTGCAGCAGGTCAGGCTGGCCGGTTGGCGGCAATGGGTAAAGAACATTTGCCGGTAAATCTAGCACAGCTTTCAAGCTATAATGACCCACGGTTACAGGCTTTAATGGCGACGGGAACAAAGATTCC